GTCGAGCATGTAATCGGCACCGCCGAGAGCGCGACGCAACTGTACGCTCGCGCACACGTCTTGAAGTCCGTGCTAGACGAAGCCTACGCGAACATGGCGAAGCTGCAAGGCGTGCCCGAGGCTGAGTTGACGCCGATGATGAAGCTCGCCGCGCTCGCCAGCAACGAGAAGGTCGCGATGGTGTACGCCGAGTACCGCGGCGCCCGCGCCGAGGCCGGCCGCGCGCTTCAGATTTTCCAGAAGATCCGGCGCGACAACAGCTTGATCGACGACGCCGAGACGCTTATCAAACTCTCCGAGCGCAAGGGATCTCTGCAAGACATCGCCGCGCTCGCCACCAGCTTGAAAGACCCGGCGCAGTTCTCCGCATTCTTGAAGGGCGTCGGCGAAGCCACGACGACCGAGAAGATTCTCGAGGCGTGGAAGTCCGCCATCCTCACCGGGCCGCAGACGCACTTGGCGAACGTCGCCGGGAACATAATGAAGTGGATGGTCGAGTTGCCCGAGAGCGCCATCGCCGCCACGATTACCGCGGGTCGGCGTGCCTTGGCGGGCGACCCGCTGACGATGGCACAGTACAAGGCTCGCGCGCTCGCGCCGCTCTACGGGTTGCAGATGGGCGCAGTTGACGCGCTCAAGGTGGCGGGCGAGGTGTGGCGCCAGTCGGGCGAGCACGTCGAGAAGGCGGACATCCAGCGCGGCGCGATCGAGGGCAAGAAGGGCGAGATCATCCGGCTGCCCTTCAAGGCGCTGCAAGTCGAGGACGTGCTCTTCCGCACCGTCGCCGAGCGCGCCGAGTCGCACATAATGGCGGTCGATCGTGCCGTCGAAGAGGGATTCAACCCGAACACCGCCGAGGGCCAGGCGCGCATCGCCGCGCTCACCTCCGACCCGACGCTCGGCCTGGAGGGGGCGGACGCGCTGGCGGCGACGAAGCGCGTGCAGGAAGCCGGTGCCGAAGCTGTCTTCGCGCAGCGTTTGGGGCCGCGCATGGCGGCTCTTCAGCAAGCGATGGCCGGGCATTGGAGCCAGTTCATCATCCCGTTCTTCCGGACGCCGGCCAACCTCGTGTCGTGGGCTATCCAGCACACGCCATTCCTGAACCTGATGTCCGGACGGTGGCGCGCGGATTACGAGGCCGGCGGGGAGCGCCAGGCCCGCGCCGTTGCTCGGGTGGCTGTAGGCGCTGCACTGACGATGACTGCCTTCTCGCTCGCCGAGAGCGGCCAGCTTACCGGCGGCGGGATGTTCGACAAGGAAGAGGGCAACGCGAAGCGCGCCGCCGGGTGGCAGCCGTACAGCCTGCAAATCGGCGACAAGTACTACAGTTACCAGCGCATCGAGCCGGTGGCGAAGGTGCTCGGCCTCGCCGCCGACATCAAGGATATGTGGCAGAAGACGAAGGACGAGGGCGACAAGGCCAAGCTAATCTCGATGGCCGTGTTAATGTTCGGCAACGCCACGGTCAGCACGACCTACCTGTCCGGGCTGTCGAACGCGATCCAGTCGATCGCCGACCCGACACGCTACGGCGAGAACTTCCTCGAGCAGTATGCGTCCTCGCTCGTACCGAAAGCTATCGGCCAGGCAGTGACCGCGGCCGATCCGTACAAGCGCGAAGTCAACGGCGTCATGGATGCGGTGCAGAGCCAGATTCCTTTCCTGCGCGAGAAGCTGATGCCCAAGCGCGACGTGTGGGGCGAGCCGGTGTCGAATGACAAGTGGTTCGACGTGATGCCGGTATCGGTGACGCAGAAGGACGAGGACAAGGTGAAGCAGGAAGCCGTGCGCCTGCACCTCGCGCTCACCGACGCGCCGAAGTTCCTACTCGAGCGCGGCCCGTTCAAGAGCAAAGAGCGCCAGATAGAACTGTCGCCGGAGCAACGCGACACATTCCGCGAGACGATGGGCAAGAACGCGATGGCGATACTCGCGCCGATCGTCAACGCACCCGACTGGAAGAACATTCCCGACTTCGCCAAAGCGGCGATTTATCAGAAAGTTTTCGAAGGCACGCGCAAGCAAGGCCAGTACGCAGCCCTGCCGCCAGAGGACGCTGCGCGTGTTAAACTGAGAGAGAAGATAGTAGGTGAAGTGCTGCGCCAAGTCCAAGAGGCGAATCCGTAATGGCCGTCGAAAGCACCCTGAATACAAAAGCCTACGCTGGCGACAGCGTAACGACCCTGTTCGACACGACCTACGTGTTCTTCGACACGTCCGATCTTCAGGTGCGTGTCACCAACAACACGACCGGGAACATCACACTCCTGGTGGAGAACACGAGTTACACCGTAACAGGCGGCGACGGCACGGCCGGCACGATCAACTTGGGCGGCGGCTCTTCGCCCTTCGGCGCACTGCAAAGCGGCACCACTCTGACGATCCTGCGCGTCGTCCCGGCAACGCAGCCGGTCGACTTCGTGAACAACGACAACTCGGACGCTGAAGTGGCCGAGCGGGCGCTCGACCGGCTGACGATGCTCTCGCAGCAGAACCTCGAAACGATCGGCCGCGCGCTGCGTCTGCCTGTTGGTGACGTGTCCGGCTCGTCGATGGAACTGCCGAGCGCCACTACACGCGCAAGCAAAGTGCTCGGCTTCGACTCCAGCGGGTTGCTCACCTACCTGACGCCGACGACTTCCGTTACCGACGCCTCGAGCCTCAACTGGACTCAGACCGGCACCGGCGCGCAGTCGCGCTCGGTGCAGGACAGGTTGCGCGACTCGGTGAGCGTGTTCGACTTCATGACGGCAGCGCAGATCGCCGACGTGCGCGCGGGGACCGCGTTGCAGGACGTGACGAGCGCTATCCAGGCGGCGATGAACGTCAGCCACAATGTCTACTGCCCGGCGGGCACGTACAAGCTGAGCGCGACGCTCACGGTTCCGAATCGCGCCGGCTTCGTGCTGACGGGCGAGTACTACCAGACCATCTTCAAGATGACGGTCGCTGGATCGACGCCGATTCTGACCTTCCCGACTGGCCTGGGTACGTCCGGGTATGGCATCGTCGAGGGCATCACGTTCACAGCATCAGGCGCCGGGGCGGGGAATGCGATCGGCGTGAGTGCGCCCGGCGCGTACACCTTTTCAATGGACTTTCGCCACTGCACCTTCCACTCCACGCTGCGCAAGGGAGTCATCGGCACGTACCTCATGTGCGACTTCTACCGCTGCGACTTCGGCACGCGCAACGCGGCTTCGGGGACGTACAAAGCGATCGAGTTGATCGGCAACGCGACCTTCGAGTCTGTCGTCAGTTTCCGCTACTGCGAGATCGCTGACTGCAACGACACAATCGCGATGGAGTTTGATTTCTGCGATCAGATTCGTCTGGAAGGTTGCGTCATCGAACCGAACTCCGCGAGCACCGCAACCATCATGGTGCGCGACACGCTCGGGTTCACTATGGAATGGTGTTGGGCCGAAGGCAACGGCGCGGTGCCGCTGGTAAAGGGTGCCGACGGGGCGCACTCGCCAGTCGACACGCGCTTCGAGTTCAACCGCTGCCACCTTGAGGGAAACGCCTCGGGCGCAAATGACGTGATTCTCGACGTGTCCACCGGGACTGGAACGAAGTCGATCATCACGAACAACGTGCTCGCCAACTTCACGCACGCCATTCTATACGCCGGGCCGAGCTACAACCTTCCCGGCACTGGCGTCAACCAATGCCTTGCGTGGTACAACAACAAGTGCTTCGGCGGAACGATGGGGTTCCTCTCGGCCGATGACTACACCGGCGGCTTTGCCAACTATCGCGGCACACTGTCTAACGACGACGCCCCGGCCGGGCATATCGGCGAGTTCGTCGAGTCGAAAATAACGAGCTTCACTAACTTCCCGGCGACAACTGTGTACGGTGATCTTACCTCTATCACACTCACCGCCGGAGATTGGGACGTGTGGGGGTCAATCACCGCGGCGCTAAACGGCGCAACGCTGACGATAGGTTCCATTTGTGCGATAACTACAACCGCGGGCAATAATTCCGCTGGCATCGTAGACGGTGACACCGCTTCCCGCGGCACAAATCAAACAGCGACCGCTTCCGTCACGCACGGCGTGGCAATACGCATGAAGCTGTCTGCGGCGTCTACAACCGTGTATCTGAAATATCGCCAAGATTACAGCGCTGGCACGCCGCAGGCCGCCGGCTTCATCCGCGCCCGTCGTCGGAGGTAACATGGACCGCCGTAGCGACGACCCGCGCATCGCCGCAATGGCGAGATCGCTCGCCGTGCTGGAGAGGATGAAGGCGCACGACGTAGCGACGCTCATGACAGACGTGAACGATCTGAAGCGGCAGATGGTCGAGAACACGATCGTCACGGTCCAAGTGCGCGACATCCTGGCCTCGTTCAAGATTCTCGGGAAGATTGCGAAGTGGGTGGCGGCTATGGGCGCCGCGGCTGCCGCTCTGTGGCACGGCGTCAGATTTTTCAAGGGAGGTTAGCGTGACCGCACTGTTCATTGTCCTGTTCTTCCTCAACGGCGAGCCGATGGTTCAAGGCACCGTGTTCCGCACGCAAGAAGAGTGCATCGTGGCGGTCGAGAAGATCCCGACCATCATCGCCGAGTTCAACCACTCGGCCGAGAACCCGATCAAGATCACGCACTTTGTTGCGGGCTGCGCCCCGATGCAGAAGGCTCCCCAAGGCAAGGCTCTCTAGTGCCCGGCCAAGTAGCCAAAGACCTCGCGGTCTACAACGACGACACCGACAGCGAGGTCTACGCCGCATATCGGGAGCGCGTGCGCAATCCGAACGACCAGCTTACGCAGGATCTCCTGGGGCCGAAGGAACACGAGCAGTTCATGGAAGAGACGACCGCCAAGAACCCGGTGCAGGGCACAGCCGCGATGGCGATGGCGGCGCCCTACAGCGCGGCTAAGGCTCTCGGCTTCGCGCCCGGCGGCACCGGCGAGGCCAAGACTTCCCGCGCGTCGATGGACGAAATCTTCGGCGCGGCCACCGGCTACGCCAAGGGCATGAAGCGGTACTTCAAGGGGAAGTAGATGGACTTGCTGCTGATGAAGAAGGAACTCATGCGCGACGAAGGGCTGCGCTTGAAGCCGTACAAGGACAGCGTAGGCAAGCTCACCGTCGGCGTCGGCCGCAACCTGGACGACGTAGGCATCTCGGAGGGCGAGGCCGAGGCGCTGCTCGTGCATGACATCCAGCGCGCGGCGGTGTCGCTGGACGCGCACCTGCCCTGGTGGACGAAGATGTCCGAAGAGCGGCAGCGGGCGCTGCTCAACATGGTGTTCAACATGGGCATCCACACCGTCCTCGAGTTCACCAACACGCTCGGGCTGCTCGAGCGCGGAGAGTACGAGAAGGCAGCGGCCAACCTGGCGATGTCCAAGTGGGCCAAGCAAGTAGGGCCGCGCGCTGCGCGGATCATCGCAGTCATCAAGGGGGCATAGTGGAACCGAAGTGCAAAATGAAATACATCCATTTTCTGTCGACGCTCATGGTCATCATCGCTTCGGCCGGAGCTTTCTACGTTCTCGCGGACCCGGCGTTCTCTCAAGAGATGAAGGGTTCCGTCGTTACGCTCATTCTGATCGGCGGGTGGACGGCGGTGCAAAACTTCTGGCTCGGCTCGAGCAACGAGAGCGCCCGGAAGACCGACATCATGGCCGACAAGATCACTTCCTAGGAGAGTACATGAAATACGTTTCCCGCATCATCCTCGCGCTGGCGCTGCTGCTCGCGCCCGGCTGCGCCCTCGTCCAGCCGTTCACACAGTCGACCGTCATGGCCGATCCGGCGGTGTGCAAGGCGCTGCCCGACGCCGCCAAGGCATCCTGCCGCGAAGCCGCGGACGTGCTGAACAAGAGCTACGTGTCGCTCGCGGCCGTCAACGGTACGATCCGCGAGAACGTGCTCTCGGGCGCCTACTCGCCGGCTGTCGCGCAAGCATTGCTCGACAAGTCGGTGGACGGGCGCAAGAAGCTCGACCTGGCGTACAAGGCGTTCCAGTCCGGCAACTACGCGGACGCGCTCTCGCAAGCCAACCTCGTCAACACCCTGCTGACCGCCCTTACCGCGGAACTGGCGAAGCGGGTCGAACAGGAGAAGAAATAATGGGAGCCGCTGCTCTGTTGGAACTGCTTCAGATCGTCCAAGCCTCTGCCGCAGCTGCGCCGCTACTCGCCAAGCTCGTCGAGATGGCGAAGAGCGGAGCCACGCCGGAACAGGTGCTCGAGGCCGCGCGCAACTTCGCCGTCACGTCCGAGTCGGACGCTCAAGCCGCGATCGATAGCAAGAAGTAACCTGTGTTCGAACGCCTGCTCGACGCCATCATCGGCTGGTGGCAGTGGCTACGGCCGTGCTTTGTCGTGCGGGCGTTCGAGCGAGGGGTTGTACTGCGCTTCGGCGTCTACAATCGCGACCTCGACCCAGGGCTGCACTGGAAATGGCCGCTTATAGAAGAGCCGATAGAATTCACCGCTTGCATCTCTACCGTCCGCCTGCCAGCACAGTCGCTCACCACGAAGGATGATGTCCAA